GCGTACGCCCGCAGCCTGTTGATCACTTGAGCAAGGAACTGCCGCGCCATGTGGATCGTGCCCCTCACCGACGATGAGTTGGCCACGCGGTTGCATTACGCCATCGAAGCGCATGAGCACTTGAGCGAGCACCGCAACAGAACTTCGCGGTCGCAGGAACAGCAACATGACGACCCACAAACGCCAAAAGCCGCCCCGCCCGGCGGCCTGGGCGGGCCGGGGCGAGGCGGCGAGGGCCGGGGAGAGAGAGACCCGGCCGGACCCGGGGGCGTGACGCCCGGGCAATCGATCAGTGAGACAGCCGCCAGCGCCCGGCGCCGTCAGGCGTCAAACAAGCCGTATTGCTGCGCGCTGCGGATGCGCGATAGGGCGCGGTCGATGTCGCGCACCAGATCCGGCTCCCGCGCAACCGCCTCGACGGCAGCCTCGATGCGACGACAGGCGATGTCGAAATAGGCCGGATCGCGCTCGACACCGACGAACGAGACGCCTTCGCGGACGGCCGCGATGCCGGTTGAGCCTGCCCCCATGAACGGGTCGCAGACCGTGCCACCGCGTACGGTGGTCAGCCGAACCAGCCAGCGCATGAGATCGATCGGCTTGACGGTGGGGTGATGATTGGCAACCCGCGACGCACTTCTGCCTGCGTCGCGGAGCGCGCCGACGCCTGCGTCGCGGAGCGCGCCGACGCCTGCGTCGCGCAACCCAAACTCCCGCTCCTCGCGGCTCGCCTTCGCCGCATAAAAGAACCGCATCGCCTCGCGTGCGGATTCAGGAAATCCGATCAGCACGTCGGTCGAGCCATCCGTGATCACATTGGCCGGCCAGCGCCCCTCGACCATTGTCGCCGGGTGATCTTCGCGCCAGCTCGCATTCATGGCGCCCCGCGCAGCATCGACCGACGCCGGACCGTTTACGCGAACCTCGCCGCCCACACGACACGCGGCGATATTGATCGCACCCGTTCCGTGGGCAAGCACGTTGGCCGTGACGGTGCCGCGGAACGGTTTGCGCGCCAGCGCGATCGGCTCGTGTGCCGGCTTGAGCGCGGTGCCCCAGCCCTCCCACGCCTGCGCCTGCGCGCTAATCGCGCGACCCTTGTCGGTGCGCTCGTAGTTTTGCCCAAAGGCCCGGCGCGCGTCGTCAGGGAGGGCGCGTGCCGCTCGGCCGCGCCATACCCCCCCCGCCTTGTCGATGCACTTCGCGATGTCGTGGTTCTTCGGGAAGCCTGAACCATAGAGCCACATGATCTGGTCGCGGATGGCAAACCCGCCGAGGCGGATCGCGACGGCCATCAAGTCATACGTGCGCGAGCCGGCGAACGCCGCGAGATGGCCGCCGGGCTTCAGGATGCGTAGCACCTCGGCCCAAGTTGCCGGCCCGGGCACAAAGGCGTCCCATTTCTTACCCATGAACCCGGCGCCGCCGCCGGTGTAGTCCTCGCCGCGGCCCCAGACCTCGAGCACGGCGTCCATGTCCGGCTCGCCTGACAGTCCATAGGGCGGGTCGGTGACGACAGCGTGCACGGCCGCCTCGTCGCGATCCGCCAGTACCTCCCGACAATCGCCGAGATACAGCGTCGCCGGCCCGATCTGCTCGACGCGCGCCACGCTCATAGCCACCCGCCGACGAGCCAGGCGGCGAGCAGCGCCACGGTGACGAGCAGCCCGAACCGCATGCGGCGGTGATCGCGCGTCGTGCCGTCGACGATGCGGCCCGCGACCACGCCGAGATGCCGCATCACTTGGCGGGCCAGTTCTTCAGCGCGTCGAGCGCCAGTTCGACCTTGCCGGTCCAGAGCGCGAACGCGATCGGCAGGACGATGGCGCCCCAGCGCATGAGCAGCCGCTCCAGCCGCGTGATCTGCTCGTCCGATACGAGTGGCCGCGCCGCTTCCGGCAACGGCGCGGACGGTCGCGCCGCCAACGCCGTGCGGATCTCCTGCTGGCCAGACCGGAGCGCCTGCATCGTCTCGTCGCCCGCCTCCAGGCGCGCATCGATCCGGGTCAGATGGTGCCGCACGTCGGTCATATCCTCGCGCATACCCACCACCTCCTGCGCGGTCGCCTCGGCCGTCGCCATGGTGCGGCCGAGCATCAGCGCCAGATCCTGCGAGGCCGTCGCGGGCGGCCAGGGTGGCGGCCAGTGGCCCCACCCAGGGGGCGGCCAGCCATTCGGGGGGGGATGCGTCATCGGCAGCGGTCCGGTGCGTCATGGGCGGGGTCTCGAGGGGCGGGGACGCGGCACGCAGACAGGACGCGGGTTCAGCGGGTGGGTGGCGTCGTCACGATGCGCACCCAGCCGGCCACGGTGGCGTGACGGCCGCCGAGCTCGACATATTGCCGGCGCACCCGCTCGTCGTAGGCGACCCGGCAGGCCGTGCGCGCGGCCTCGCGCGGCTGGTTGCACGCCGGCACGTCCGGCAGCGGTTCGGCCGGCGCTAGATCGGCATCGGATGGCCTGGGCACATCCGACAGCCGCGGCGGCGGCGCAACCGGTGTGCAGGCGGCCAGCAGGGCGAGCAGGCCGGCCACGATGGCGAGGCGCAGCAGGTGGGTGATCGGCATCACGGCCCCCGGTTGATGTTGATCTCGTTGAGCTTGGCGCGAATGGCCTCGGGCAGCGGCGCCTCGCAGGCAATGACCCGCCCCGTCCCCGGCAGCGCGACCGGCACACCGACGGCCACCGTCTCAACGCGGGTTTCAACGCGGGCCGGCGGCTCGGCCGCCAGCATCGCGGCGACCAGGCCGCGGATGTCCTCGGACAGCGCGTTGAGCCGCGCCTGCTCGATCGCCTGGCCGGCTTTGCGATCGGCCAGGAACGGCGTCACCTTCTCGGCCAGCGCGCGGATGGCCGCGGCCTGCGCTGCTTCCTGTCGCGCCTGCTCGTTCGCCCGCGCGCTCGCCGCGATCCACCAGCCCGTGAGGGCGAGGCCGGCGACGAGGCACACCGCGACGATGCCGTTAAAAACGACGCGGATACGGCCGAGCTGGTCGAGGACGCCGTCGGCGGCCGAGCGCACGCGCGCCCACGTTGCCCACAGGGCCAGGGAGGTCAGCATCGCGTCAGAGTCCTGAGAATTGCGTCACGGATCACGTCAGAGCGGCGCTGCGATCGGCCCGGCGCGCGATGAGCCACAGCACCGCACCAGCGGCGATGGCCAGCCCGGCAACGCAGCCGACCGGCGACGATGCGATCCGCTCGATCGTCGGCCAGGCGCGCTCAACCCAGCCGATCGCCTGGCCAGGATCAATGGCCGCCAGCGGCGCCGTCGCCTCGCGCACCGTTGCCGAAAACCCGAATGCAGCCAGACCCCAGGCCCACAGGCGCGCGAACGGCCCGACGGTCGGCACCGATGTCGGTGCCGCACGGCCCTGCGTCGCCGATTGCGCATCTGCGTCCGACAACGGCTCAGGCAATGCCGTAACGGTCCAACCGGCCTCCTGAGGCGTCAGCCCGACGGCCGCAAGCGCGGCGGCCTCGACGCCCGCGCACCGGCGCAGCCAGCCTTTCAGGAACGGCGCCCGATGCGGGATCGCATGCAGGAAGGCCCGGCGCGAGGCCATGATGGCGCGCACGACGACGGCTGCATCAGCCTCCTGCGCCGCGGCCAGCGTACCGGCGCCGATGTGACCATCGACGGCGACGCCCAGCGCCTGCTGCAGGTGCCGGGCCGCCCGAGCCGGCCCGGAATTGACCGCGAAGTCGAACACCGCGAGGTCGATGCCGGCCGGCAGCTCGTCGGCCCGCACGGCGCACCAGTATTGCTGCCAGTAGATCGCCCGCAGCTCGCGATCCTCGATCTCGCGCACCGACCGGCGCGGCAGGCGCATCTGATCGCGCCACGCGTCATAGACCCGCTGGATGACGCCGCGCATGGTCGCCCCGCCCGGGTCGCGCGGATGATCGGACCAGCCGCCCTCCCAGCGCAGCACCTCGGCGAGGCAGGTGTCGAACCGGCGATCGGTTTGAGTTGCAGGTGAGGTCACCATGGCCGGCCTCCGTGCACGTGCGCGTGCGTCTGCTGCTCCCAGCGCCGGCGGCCGATCTGCGCCTTCGCGGCCTCGATCCGGCGCGCGAGGTCGATCGAGCGCGGATCATCGCGCGACCACTTGAGCAGCGCCGTGGCGGCCTCGGCCTCGAGCGCCGCGCGCATCGACCAGGCCTCGGCGTCGGTGAGGGGCGCCCTCATGCTCGCACTCCGAACACGATCATGCGCGTGTCGGCGGCGATCGTCCCGGTCGAACGGGCGACCCGGGCGGCCACGATCGGCGACGCGTCGGCGCCCGACGCACGCGGCAACACGGGCGCGGACGCATACGACGACTGGTGCAAGCCCCTGACAGACCCGACCGATCGACGGGTCGCGCCGGTCAGTCCGACAATGAAATCAACCTCGGCAGTGACGGCCGTTGCAGCCGCAAACGTGGTGGCCGCCGAGCCGTCCCAATCCCTCAACGTCAGAGTCACGACGGCGCCGCTCGCCGTGCGCAGCGTGACCACGATGTCGGCTGCCGCCGAGCCCGTCAGGTCCAGCAGATGCACGAAGATCTTGCTGTAGAGACCGGCGGCCCAGGTGGCCTCGATCTGCCCCGAGGACGCCTGCAGCGTCACGTCGTGGACTCTGACCACGCGATCCTGAATCGTCGGGTCGACCGTGCGGGCTTGGCCAGGACACCACACCGATCCATTGACGTTGATCTCATAGGCAGTCGGGGCCGCGTTGGTGCAGTCTGAGATCGTTGGATTGCCCCACAACACACCGCCCGAAAGCAGCATCGGCGAGGTGCAGTGGCGGACGCTTGACGCACTGTCGATCAGAATATCGCCGGCAAGCGGCACGCCGCCGTTCAGCGCCCGCGACAGGCGCGAGGTCGCAATCTCAATGGCAGACGACGGATACGTCGTCCGCGCAATCTGGTTGGCTCCGGTCAGAACCGATTGAGACACCCAACAGCGGCTACCGGCCGTGAGTGACAACATGTCGCCGGAGACAGAACCGAGCGAGCAGCGGGTCAGCGAGACAGTCCCGTCATCCACCGCCTGGACAATGTTGACCCCCATCGTGCTGCCGCCAAGGCACGATCGGAACGCCTCAATGCGACCGCCCGCCGTGCGCAGCACCATTTCGCCCGCACCGGCGATGACGACGTAATCGCGCAGCCTCACCGTCGCGCCGGGACCGGCGAACAGAATGTCATTGTCGCCGGCGATGCCGTTGTAGCTGATGCCGATGTGGCGCAGATCAATGACGCTGCCACGCAGGGCATTCATGAACCCTTCGCGCGCCGCGCCGTCCCATCCCGCCTCGTTTACCCGCAGGCATGCCCACGGGATCACCGCACGGTTCGGCGTGAGGCCCAGCGTCACATTCGCATCGAGCGTCGTCGGGTTGGTCAACGCCACGCCGTGCGAGCGGATTTTTCCGGTGAATGACAGCCGATCACCAGCGATCGACGTGACGATGACAGCTCCGTTCAGGCCGTCTGCGCCGCCGTCGCCCTGGATGTTCTGCATCCCGATCGCGTAGCCAACCACAACGCGATCCGGCAGCGCCGTCGCCACCGTGACCGTCGCCGTGTAGACTTCGCCGGCCGGCGCGCCGACCTCGCCGTCGTTGCTGTAGCTGATGCCCGTGATCTGGATCAGCGTGGGCGTGGTGCGCCCTCTCAGATCAAGCCGCCGTCCCTCGGTGATATCGACGAACGTGCTGACATCATGCAGGCCGTCGGCAATTTCGAGGTACCGCTCGCCGGTTTCCTCAATGTAGTGAGTGCCGGCGATCCATTCCGCCATCTCCCTCAGATCGTCGCCGGTCGTCGGGTTGGAGACCAGCTTATGAATTGTCGAGCGCGGCGTCCGCAGGAGCGCACTCGCATTGCGGGCCGCAATCACAGCATCATTTTGTGTGACGTAATCGCCCGGAGAGACCATACCCCGGAGGCCATCGCGTATCGTTCGGCTCGCAATGTTCGAGCCCGACGGCGTGTAGGTGCCGAGTTCGGCATTCGCCGCGACGTGGGCCGCCTGCGCCGTGCTGACCGGTTTGCTCAGGTCCGCTGTGTTGTCGACGTTGCCAAGCCCCACCTGCGCCTTGGTCACACCATGCGGATTGTCCGTGCGCGCGGCGTGCGCATTGGCGATCTCGGCATAGGCCGAGCCGGTCCAGCGATACTGGAACCCGGTCGCGAGCGTGATGTAGAGCTTGCCCGCCTCGCCGGTCCCCGGCAGGCTGGCGAAGTCGGCGACCTCGACGACGTCGTCGACATAGCTCGGCAACTGCGACGCCGGCACCTTGCCGCTGACCAGATCCGCTTTCGCACCGAGCCGCGCCGTCATCGCGGCAGCCAGCTCGTTGCCGGCCTCGCCGCTGGCATCGCCGCCCAGCGCCGTCAGCAGCTCGCGGAGCTGGCCCATCAGCTCGTTGATGTCGTCGGCGCCGATCTCGTAGCCGTCGCCGGCACCCGGCGCGGAGCGATCCCGCGCCCAGCCGAGCAGGGTGTCGAGGACCGGCGGTTTCTTGGCCGGCCGGACCAGCGTGGCGTTGCGGCCGCGGAGACGGAAGGCCATCAGATGTTGCCTCCGGCCGTGCCATAGCCGCCATCCGAGCTGCCGATCAGCAATGGGCGGTCGTGGTCGGAAATGAGCCGGACGCCGTTGACCCGGAATGGAGCGCCGGTGCCGGTGTAGCGCAGACGGGTCTTGATCACGCTGGAGGCCGCCGCGGCGACCGTCACCTGCAGCACCGCTCGCTGCGCCCCAGTCTGTCGCGCGATCTGCCGCGCGCCGTTGGATGCAGCGCGCCACTCGAACCAGACCTGTCCGCCGAACGTCTGCGACTCGCCGACGCCGATCGGCAGCGGCGACACGTTGGACCGTGTCGCGAGGTGTGTCTCGATCACGACCCACGTCGCGCCGTTGTCAAAGCTGGCCTCGACCAGCACCTGGCCGTTCGGCACCGCGACCGCACGCAGCGTGCCGATCACCGTCAGCAGGCCGCCGACCTTGGCGAGATCGACGTCGGGGAGCGCATAGGTCGGCGTCGAGGCCCCGAGCGTGGCATAGCCCGCGTCCGTCGCCGACCAGCCGTCGTGCAGGACATCGCTGCCCTGAATGAGGTTGTTGGTGATGATCGACTGCTGGACGAAGCCGTTGATCCAGTCGCGTAGCTGCGCCGCGGTGATGTTGCGATGCCCCGCCGTCTGCGACGGCGGGCCGGTCTGGGTCTGGTTGAAGAACGCAAACAGATCGCTGTCGTCGACCAGCGGCTGGTTGGTGAGGCCGGGGAAGTTGAGGTTGGCCTCGCCGCCGACGGCGATCGACACGCCCTCGCCCGAAATGGTCGAGCCGCCGCCACCGCCGCCGCCGCCCGTCGCCGAGATGCGGATCGACTGCTGACCAGGGCCGTCGTCCTCAAGCACGATGCTGACGTTGGGGCCCGGCTTCAGCGACGAGAACCGCAGCGACTTCGCCGCGTCGGTCTTCTTGCCGCGATAGAGGGCGATGCCCGTGCCGTCGTTGACCACGGCGACATCGTCGGCGACGCGCTGCTTGATGGCCTTGTGGAGCTGCGTCTGATCCGCATGGTTCGGGATCTGGCCCGACTGCTCGATCGCGTAGACGATCTCGCGCATCGGATGTTCGATGGCGGCGGCCGGCGGAATCGAGCCCTCGATGCCCGCAACCGGGTCACCGTCGACATAAGGCGCGGTCGGGTTGGAGTTTGAGGTGCCCGGCGCGGCGGGGCCGGACAGCGGGAACTCGACCGGTGGCTGGTATTTCATGAGCGATCAGGTCCCGGAATAGTCGAATTGAACGACGGTGTGTGCTGGTTTCAGCCGCTGCAGCAGGCATTCGAGATCGTCGGCGCGGCGGATGCGCAGCAGCGAGTCGCGGCCACACCGGCCGCCGCCCGGCCCGCAGCGGAACCACGTCAGCCGCTTGCCCGGCACCGACACGCGCCATGTGAACCGTTGCTGTGCCGAACCGAGCTGCCAGCGCGGCGCGATCGTGTCCGGGAACAGCGTGACGCCGACGCGCGAGACGCCACACTGGAACGGCGCGAACTCTCGGATGGTCACCTGCGGCGTCGAGCCGACGGTGACGCCGAGCTCGGCGGCGAGCGTGCCCTCGACGGGCACGTCGTGGTGATAGCCAAGCCGCCGCGCGATCTCGATGTAGTAGGCCCGCGATTGCCCGCCCGGCCGGCGCTGCAGCTTCTCGATCACCGCCGCGCGGCGCTCAGCCTCGGTTTCAACGATCGGCAGACATGGCTCGGGCAGGCCGAGCACCCGCTCCCAGTCGGACAGCATGCCTTGCGCCGCCGGCGGAAACGCCTCGTAGGTCAGCAGCACCCACGCCTGCGTGGCCCAGCGCTCGAGGACGCCAGCCAAGCCCGCCAGCGCGCGCATGAGCACGCTGTCGGGACGGCGCGGCCACACCGGGCCCTCGGGCAGCAGCGCCGCCAGCGCACCGGCAAACGTCGCGGCATCACGTGGTTGCAGGGTCACGGACAACCGCTCAGGTATAGGTCACAGTACCAGGCACGACGATGTGCCCGGCGCTCGCTGGCACGACATTGGCCACGGCGATGTCGTGATGGTCCTCACCGGTGGCCGTGCTGATCGCCTCCCGGATCCACGAGGCATAGATGGTCTGCCCCGGCGCCGCGCGCGCCCGCAGCATCGCGCGCAGTTCCGTCGCGATCGCACCGCGCGTCTCCGGCGTATCGCTCGCCAGATCGGTGATGGTCAGATTGAGCGGCACCGCCGTCGGCGCCAGTACCCAGAAGTCGGCCACCGTCACCGGTCGCCGCGCATCGATCGTCGCGCGCACCAGCGCCAGATCCTCGGCCTCGGGCAGCCCGTTGTTGGCGCTGCGTACCTCGTCGAGCAGGATCCGCAGCGTCAGCGTGCCAGGCCCCATCTCGGAGCGCGCCCAGGCGCGCGTGACGCCCGGGATCTCCAGCGCCCACTGCACATAGTCGTTGGCCGCGCCCCCATGCGGCGGCATCTGGATGCGATCGATCAGGCGCGCCTGCAGATCGCGGTCGCTCTCGATGTCAGCGCCACCTGCGAGGCCGGGTGCAGCCACGGTCGCCTGGCCGTCGACACCATCAGGGACGACCTCGAACGCGAGCCGCGCGCCCTCGTCGAGATTGCCCAGCGCCCCCGGCGTGATGGCCTCGATCGGCACCTGCACCGACGTCGATGTCAGCGGGCGCCCCTCGACCACCCGGAACACGAGCGGCACGGCGGCACGGCCGGCGTCGTAGGCGGTCGCGATCAGGCGGGCATGCGTGGCAACCGCCGCCCCGATCTCCCCGGTCACGATCACCTGCCCAGCGGCGCGCTGCGCCCCTTTTCGGCCTTCGGGCAGCCAAATCCCGGCCCAACGGTCGAGGTATTCGTCCTCCGCAGTGTCCGGCAGCATCTGCCGGGCCAGCCACGCGAGGTGCAGATCGTTGTCGTGCGTCAGCGCCGCCATGGCGTCGCCGAGCACACGCAGAATCGAGTTGGGCACGGACGCATCGGCACCAGGCAGCGCCGCGGCGATGTGATCGCGGACCTGCAGGCGGCGGTCGCGGCGGGTCGGCGTGAGCCACGGCATTACGTCAGGCCCTCCCACAGGCTTTCGAACCGGACCGCGATCGAGCCGTCAGGCCCACGGTGCAGCGTGATCTCAGCGCCGAGCCGGCCCGGCGCGAACCAGTCGACGGCGCAATCGTAGCGATCGACGGCGCCCAGCGTGACGAACGGGTCGAGCGCCTCGCGCAGATAGGCCTCGGCGCGGTTGCGCGTTTCGTCGGTCTGCTTCTCGCGCACGAGCAGCCACAACCGCGAGCCGATCGGCCAGCCGTCGTGGATCTGCGCGGCCTCGTGGTCGCCCCACCAGCCCTTGCGATCAGTATCCTCAGGGCCGCCCGGCAGCGCGTCGTCGACGTCCGCCGTCCGCCACGTGAACAGCGCGGCGACGACGGCCGTCACCAGCGCTTGCGTGCCGTCGAGGCCGTCGCCGGCCAGCGCCCAGTCGCCGGTCATCATCTCCGGCGACCAGACAATGCGGATGTCGGCCATCAGACGTGCTTGCCGTTGCTGTCGATGTGCTCGCCCGACGTCGTCATGTTGCCGGTGTGGACGATGTTGCCCTTGAGCGTGATGGTCGGGGCCTCGATCTCGACGCCGCCTGGAGATTTGACCACGATGCCCGCGCGCTTGAGGTGCACGAACTGCCCCTGGTCGTCATGCAGCGCCACCTCGCCACCTGCCACCTTCATCCGATAGCGGCGGTCGGCGGTCGCGATCGTCACGAGGTGATCGATGTCGCCGCCGAGCGCCAGCGCGATGACTTCGGCGCCCGCCTTGGGATGCGTGGCGATGCCGTACGGGTGCCAGTGCTCGACCTTGGTCGGCTTGAACCCATTCCACAGCTCGACGTCGACTGTCTGCAGCTTCGGGTCATCGTGCACGGCGCGCAGCTCGCCGCGCGAGATCATGGCGCGCACGCGCTCATAGATCGCCTGCTCGTGGTGCCGGCTGCAATGTCCACTCACCGCCGCGTCCTCATAGAGTCCTGTCGAAGTCGGTCAGATCTTCGGGTTCGGCGGTCGGCTTGGGTTGTGTCCACGACTTGTCCGAGCCGCCACCGCCGCCTGCGCCGCCCGCCTTGGGATTCATCGCCTCGGGCGGCACCAGCGACAGCGCGGCAATCGTGCCCTTGTCCGACAGCATCAGCGTCACGCCTTCGAGCGCCAGCGTGCGGTCGATCGACAGCATCGGGCTGGTCACCTGGACAATCATCCCGGGCGTCCAGAGTTTGCCCGGCCGGCACAGCCAATCGTAGACCTTGACCTCGGCGCGGATGGATTCACCGGCCCGCACGGCGGCCTCCCAGGCCCCGCGCAAGCGCGCCCGCTTGCGCGCCGTCTTGCTCTCGTTGAGCAGCGTCAACGGTCGATGCCGGCGCACCGCGCCGTCGCTCGTCTCTGACCTGCGGCCGGAGACCTTGCGCCCGCTCTCGCCGTCGGTGCCGTGATCCTGGCCGAGCGTCTTGTACTTCGAGTGTCGCTGGTCCTCGCGCAGCATGGCCGACGCCTCGAGGATGTTGACGCCTTCGATCACACTCGCCTCCGCACCGCCGTCCTCGACCTGCAGCAATTCGAGATCTCCCTCCGGCGTATCGGTCGGCAGCAGGCCGGACCCGCGCGCGTAGCGCTCGATCAGCCGATGCACCGTCTCGCCAGGGTGCTGGCGGATGACGTCGAGCACCTCGTCGGCCTTACCTTTCAGCCGCACGCCGAGCCCGAACGGCTGCACGGCCTTGCGAGCGAGCTGGTCGATCGTGACGTCGCGCAGTTCGCCGGTCGGGATCTCCGCCGACGAGTCGCACAGGTCGCCGGTTTTCGACCGGCCCTGGATCGTGACGCTGTGATGGGTCGAGGAGTAGCGCGGATTGTACGCGTCGACGTGCCCGGTCAGCGCCAGCAGCCCCTTGTAGAACACCTGGCACTTGTCGCCCGGCCGGATGCGATAGGACATCAGCGAGCCCGATAGCGCCCCCCATTTCTCCTCGACGTGCAGCGTGAACTCACGCGCCATCTTCTT